CTGCATTACGGCATTACTGCTGAACACTATAATCAGCACGACAGTGATCGAGGTATTCGGTCTTCTCCTTTGCGCCGTTACGATGCTTACGAGAACAACCAGATTGAGCTTTGGCCTATTCCCGCTAACAACTCAAACCCAACCACGGGTACTGATAGTGTTCGCGTAAGTGGCATCAAGAACCTCAGTGCGTTTACTGCGGAGACAGACACTGCGGATTTAGATGACCAGCTGATCGTTTTGTACGCCGCTTCTGAGATACTGGCGCGACAAAAGCAGGGTGACGCTCAAAACAAAATTGCTCAAGCTCAAGCGCATTATGCGCGTTTGAAGGCGCGTATGGCAAAGACGGAAACGTTTGTCATTGGCGGCGGCGAACCGGATGGCATGTATCGGCCTAAAGGCCCACCACTGATTGCCACAACAGGGAATAGCTAATGCCTTACATACTGGTGGAAGACTTTCGTGGTGGCTTAGATCGTCGTCGCATGAATGTGACGGCGGCTCCAGGCACTTTGATTGAGCTGAAAAACGCTCACATCACGCGAGGGGGCGAAATTGAAAAGCGCCCTGCTTTCGTCGAGATTGTGGAGTTGCCAAGCAACACTATTGGATTGGCTGCTTCTGCCGGTCAGATATACACGTTTGGGTCTGATGTGGCCAGCAGTGTAACGTTTGCAGCCGGTACGCCGTCTAACGTTAGGTATGTTCGGCTGCAACACCCGTCGGGTGAAGAGCTAACAGACGTTCTTCGGGCTGACTTGTATAATGGTAAGATATACGCAGCTGCGCAGTTTGCGGATGGTCGTATCTATCATTATTTTGATGGTGTCCGGATCACTGATTGGTTTGATGGACGAGCGCGAAATACCTTTGAGGTAACAGGGGGTACGCAAGGCGGCACGGCTGCGACGGCATCTTTTGAGGTTACTGGAGGAACTTCGAACCCTGGCGACGAGTTGCGTATTTTGCGTATTAACAGCGTAGACTTAATTAGCACTCCCGTCAGCCACAACGGCTCAAACTCCCTTACAGCTTCTAATGTTGCTGCTGCAATCACGTCTGGACCCAGTGATTACACCGCTTTGGCCGCTGGGAATGTCGTCACCATTACGGCAGCAGCTGTGGGCATCTCATATAACGGATTTCAGATTACGCATGAGGTAGACGGTGCGTTTACGGTAGGTAATGTTTTACACGTTTCTGGCGGCATTGATAATGCGATCACTGCAATTACTGTTGACGGTGTTAACCTTATTGGAGACCAGATAACTTGGGAAACGTCACATACCTACACGGCTCTTAAAATTGCAAATGCGATCAATGATTTTGCTTCTGGTCCAGAATATGAGGCAACGTCGGTTAACCAATTTGTTAACATAATAGCCAAGGAAAGCGGCTCGTCGTTCAACAACAAGGCCGTTGCGGTATCAAAGACTGGTAATGTGACTACTGCGTTTGATCCAGTAAGCCAAACCTATTTAGATGGTGGTGCTGATGCCAGTACGATTAACGCATACAGCCCTGGCAAATTCATCATTCCTGTTAAAAGTAAGATGTACGCCCTATCTGACAGCTTGCTTCACTTTTCGGCAATAGATGATCCGACAGAGTGGAACAACACTACGCTAGGGGCGGGGTTTATCAACTTAGCCAACCACTCGCGTGGTTCTGAAGACTTAAAGGCTATTGCTACTTATTTTGATAACATTGCCGTTCTCGCCGAAGAGGCCATACAAATCTGGTTTGTAGATGCAGACGAAAATCTAAATCAACAAATACAGGTTTTGCAAAACACTGGTACGATTGCGCCTGATAGTGTGATCGAATTTGGTGAAAACGATGTGTTCTACTTATCCTTATCTGGCTTGCGCAGCTTGAGATCACGGGACAGCTCAAATGCTGCTTTCGTTGGAGATATTGGCAACCCTATAGACGAGATGATCGTTAAGCAGATTCAAGAAAACAGATCGGTTGCTGAAGTGGCAAAGGCAACACTGGAGCAGCGAGATGGGAGATACATCCTCGCCATCGGCAGCACGATGTATGTGTTCAGCTTTTTCCCTTCATCTAAGGTTAGCGCTTGGTCGGTCTACGAGCCTGGGTTCGTTGTGGATCGCTGGGCTTATGATGGCCGTCAAACTTTGTGCAGAAGCGGCAACAAGCTGTACTCTCTGGGCGGTGAAAATGGCAATATTTATGACAGCTGTGAAGTGGTTGTTCAGATGCCGTTTCTTGATGGCAGCAGCCCAGCAACCTTTAAGGATTTAACGGGTATTGACGTTACTTGTGAAAATGTTTGGAATGTATCTATTGCTACTGATCCGCAAGACATAACTGTACTTGAAGATGTGGCGACAGTCTTTCAAACCACTTATGGATTAGGTCGCGCTGCGGTGAATGGATATACAACACACGTTGCTCCGAGACTAACCTGTCAGCAGCCAGGTCCGGCCAAACTAGGCAACCTAGCTGTTCACTATTCATCTTCTGAGTCCAGCTAATGTTTATGCGCCACGCGGAGCCGCAAGACATCTTTACAGTTGCTCAAAAGATGAGAGACAAAGATTTTAATGAAATATCATCTCTCTTGTATGTTGATGATCGTGATGAGCTTGCGTTCAATCTTTCTAATAAGATTTCAAACTTTGAAACAGTCTATGTCGTTGGTGACACTGAGCCGGTTGCGATTGTTTCCTATATTCCTGTTCGACCAGGCGTTTGGAGTTTGGGGATGTTTGCGACAGACAAATTCAAAAGTGTCGGACTTTACCTGACAAAGCGTATAATTCGCGATATAATACCAGCATTAGATAGAGCCAAGGCGCATCGCGTCGAAGCGTTCAGCATCGATGGTTATGACGAAGTTCATGATTGGCTTAATTTTCTAGGTCTACAAGAGGAATGCACTTTGAGCAAATACGGAAAAAATGGTGAAGACTTTAAAGTTTTTTCGTGGGTGCGTTCACCTGATCGTAAACTTGCTTGGTGCAACCGAAGGGTGAATTGATATGTGTATTGGTGGTGGTGGCGGCGACAGCTTTTTGCAAGAAGAGTACGAAAGACAGGGTGCAGAAGAGGCGGCTCGTCAAGGTAGGATAACGGCTGGCAAAGCAAATATTGATAATGCTTTTGCTGGTTACGACGACGCTTTCTACGCCGGTCAGGCGCAGAACTACATGGACTACGCAACGCCTCAAATTGAAGATCAGTACACAGACGCGATGCGCAGCTTGACGAGAGCCTTGGCCAGAAACGGTACAAGCCAATCCTCGATGGCTGCGGAGCGTAAAGGAGATATGGAGCGGAAACTTGCGGATTCTCAAACTGATGCAGCGCGTCAGGGCCAGTCATTTGCAAACGACACTCGCCAATCTCTAGCCAGCGTTAAGAATAACTTAATTTCGCAAAATCAATCACTGGCTGATCCGACGTTAATTTCAAACATGGCAGCTAACCAGTCTGCTGCGGCATCACAGTTGCCTTCGTATAGTCCAGTGGCCAACCTTTTTGCTGGCGCAGCCGAAGGTTTGGCTACGCAGTCGCAATTAGAGGCGCGTGACAAAGCTCGCTACAATATGGCCGAATTGTTTAGCCTTAACGGCGGTTCAGCAAGGAAAATAAACTAATGAAGATTAGGCAGCTTTCAGAAAGAACGGGTCAATCAGGCGGCGCTCCACGTCAGACTGAAATCATGGGTCAGCCTCACATGCTGGCTTACATCAACGAAGCCGAACGCCAGATGCTAAAACGCGCTGGTGGTGCTGAAGCACCTGGGCCGGAAGGCATTCCCGCATATTGGACATTATTTAACCCGTCCTCTTGGGGCGATGGCAATGGCTATCAAGGCATTTCATCCAGCAGCTCAAATAGTGCCCCTAGCCAGAACATTACGCGGGTGCAGCCTACCAATACAGGTGCGGGACGTAACTTAGACGCAGACATGTTTGCCGGTTCCAATTACGCGCCTACCGTAGATGCTGGTACTGCAAATGCTTTTCAAACCCAAACTTCTAATTTCAATAGTCCAACAAGCGTGACTGCCGCTGACTTAGCCAGCGGAAATTATGACCAATTCAAAACGCCGGAGGGTGGCAGCATTACTGTTGCTAAAGGGACAAGCGCTCAAAATGTCCCAATGGTTGACATTTTTGTTGGCGATGACGAACAAACCACTGGCAACTTCATACCATATACTGAAGGTAGCAACGCCTCCATCGGCGGAGGCGTAGGAGGCGGTGAAGCCAGCCCTATAGTAACCGATCTTGACGCAGCCAAAGGACGACGTAATGCTGCATTATCAACACAAATGGGCAATATCGGCACGGCATTTGGGTTTTCAACAGATGATTACTTTAAGAAGCTAGGTTCAGATTACCGTGAAGGCGGTTTATCCGAGGCGTTTACTAATGCTTATGATGGTGCAACTCGCGGCATCTACGATACATTTAAGTCATCAGGTATGCTTACGCAGCAAGGTGTTGACGATTCCATGGGAATGTTAGCTAGCGCCGAAAGCGGAGAAGAAGGCCGGATCGATGGCATTGTAGATCAGTATACCGCAGCCAACCGTAATTACGTTGGTGAAGGGCGCACTGGCATGGAAGGCACTTTGCAAGGACTTATCAATGAAACCAACGACATCCCAGCAATAGATGCGCAAACTTCGCAAATTCTTGGCTATGACGTTGCTGGAAACTCGCAGAAGTTTAAAAATCCAAAAGAGCAAGAAGTGGTTAACTTCTTTACTGACTTTGCAAAACGGGCCTACGACCCAAGCTACAATGTAGACCCGACAGCAGTCGCTAGCGGTGGACCAAGCCGTGTTTCCGGCTCTGTTGACCAGCTTGGTGCGGGAACTCAACCATCGACTATTGCTGGTATTTTCGACCCAGTGGCAGGCGGCAGTGTAAAGGTATTAGGCTAATGTGTGATGCAACCTTAATCGTAAGCGCGCTTGCGCAAGCCGGTGGCGCTTCAATGCAAGACAGCGCAACGAAGGACGCTAACAGGTCCAAGGCGATGATGATGCGTGAAAACGCAGAGCAAAACAGGCAGATGGAAGACACGCAGACCGCGGCCATCCAAGATGCCACTTCAGCAGCAAACTCAGCGAATGCGCGACCAGGAATGGAAGAAGCCGCTGTTGATTTATCCAACATACTAAAAGCTGCAATAACCGGCGGCAGCGGCCCTAGAAATGACACAATGACCAGCTCCGCGCCTCAGATTGTCAGGGATGCTGAAATGGCGGCAAGGCAATCGGCTGTTGCAGAGGCACAAGACCGAGCAGCAGCAATCGCAAGTCTCGATGCGACAAGTCAGTATTTGGGAACAACGATTGCTCCCAAGCTGGCCGACGCAGCAGCCGTTGGCGGTATGACTGGAAACTTCATGCGTGGGAACAGCGGCGTCCTTGATACTGGTATGCAGTACGCATCAACGAAGGCTTACTCGCCGATGGCGCAAATCCTGTCCGGTGCCGGTCAAACCGGCCTGGCATACGGCCTGCATGATGCTGGTAAAGCTGCTCCGACTGACAAGATAGTAAAGGTATAATATCATGCCAAGCAGAAACCCATACCAGATGGACCCGATGTTAGCTCAAGGGTTTTCCAGCTTAACAAAGGCTCTAATCGGCGATCCCGAAACGGATTACCAAGTGGCTAGGACAAACCGCGTTAACGAGCTTTTGCCTTTGGAAAAACAGCAAATGCAGGCGCAAATAGGTGGCAGCAATGCTAGTGCAGCTGCGGCCAGAGCGCTAGAGACACTTCGTCAATCGCAAACGTTGACTGAAGACCAGCTGCGTAATCCGCGAGTGCAGACGGAACTTGCCAACGCGAAGGCTGTACTGGCGTTAGCAAGCGAAAGGGACGCTAGTGCGGCCCAAACTACTGCGCTTACGCCATCTATGATTGCCGAAAATAAGGCAAAAGCTGAAAGTTCTCTCGCGCAAGCCTTTAAGTTTAATGCTGACGGAACCCAAACTGCGGCGCTTACACCGTCAATGATTGCCGAAAATAAGGCAAAAGCTGAAAGTTCTCTCGCGCAAGCTGGAAACTACGGTGCTAGTGCAGCCCAAACTGCGGCGCTTACGCCATCTATGATTGCCGAAAATAA